CTTAAAGGAACGTTTATCTAAGTGAACTGAAATTCTTATATATGTATAAAGGAAGCTGGAAATCCTATAAACCAGTAGTATAATAATATTTTATAATTATTTTCATGAATTTTAATATGTGTAGAAGAATTACCTTAATCGATCAAAACGAAACAAAGGATTATACTAGGTATTATGGTTCTAACCTTGGAAATGAAATCTATACTCTTCAAGGATTAGAATCAATGCCTAAGTATGAAAAAGAGAGAATACTAAAAATTGGTAATAACGATGCAGTTCTTTTAGTTGGAGCAGAACCATTTAAGTATCTCCAAGAATATTATCATTTTGGAATACGTAATGAAAATTACTTTGATTGTTCTAAATTGAGGAGATTAAGTATAGAAGGAGGTGCATTTGTAAAATGTATTTCAGGATTTCCAGAAGATTCAGTTATCCAAGATTTTATGAGCCCAGAATTTACAACTCATAGAGATTTTTCATGGTTTAGACATAAAGTATTACATACATATCAGGAAACATTAAAGTTTCTTGAATGGATTAAGTGTTTGCCATTAAATGAACCTCTAGGATTTGACTATGAAGCTTCTGGTATGCCATTAGATAAGTGGTTTGAAATATCAGGTGCTTCTTTATGTAATAATTTATTTGGAGCATTTATATCTTTTACAGATTTAAGAAGATATTCTATCAAAGAAGAATATGAGCATACATTAGAAATATTTAGAGAAATACTTGAAACTAGAATGAATAATATTTGGGTATTTAACCAACAATATGAATTTCAAGTATCTCATCGAATGCTTAAGTTTGTGGATTTATATAATCTTTGTGATGCAGGAATTATTAATGTTTTAGATGGAAATCATTTAAAAAAATATTCTTTGAAATGGACAGCTCAAAATGTAATAGAAGCTACAGTTTGGGATACAGATTTCGATAGACTAGGAGATCTTTTGGATAAGATGTATTTTGATATAGTAGGAAAAACAAAAAAAGAGAGAAAAAAAGTTTTAAAAGTAACTCCAGATAATTATAAAAATACTCCAGAATGGGAAATGATATGTTCTTTATATCCAAATTATATTCAAGAATTTGAAACTTTAATATCAGAATATTTTGGTTGCCCATTTATGAATATTCCAAGTGATATTCTCGGTTATTATTGTAATCTAGATGCATTTTATACCCTTCAAATATATTTAGCAAGAAAAGATACATATTCTGAGGAAGCTTTTCAAACCTTTCTTGATAATTCTAGGTTAGGAGCAAGATTACATTCATCTGGTTTGTATATAGATGAACCATATCGTCTTAGGTATCAGAAAGAATGTCATAAAATGATGGCATGGGGAATTACTTATACAGCTACAGCTAGATGTATGATAAAAATGAAAAAACATTCTAAGTTAATGGCTGATATAAAGAAATATAATCAAACTTGTAGGATATTACTTGAAAATAATAATTTCTTTAATGGTAATTCTTTAGAGATTACAAAATTCATACTTACTAATAATATAGACTCAATGGATGCTTATGAAACGGGATTAAATGAAGGGTCTTTATTAATGACGTATGGAGAGAATTTTGCAGAAAAATTCATAGATATTGTGAAAGAATCTATGATTGAAACTAAATTTAAAGGAAAAATAGATCAAGGAATTTCCAGAAAAAAGAAAATTTTAGGTATTATTTCAGAAAAATTATCTCTTCTTTTAGGATTAGATAAAATAAAGATTTCAGAAAGGCACTTAGAACTTGAAAAGTATTTATACTATGAAAGAGCATATTTAGAATTATGTAATATAAGTAGAAATCAATTAAATGATATAAATAATATTCCAGATACAATAAGAGGATTCGGACAAGAATTCAATCTTTTAGATTATTCAACATTTATAAGTAATAATTATTTTAAATGTAAAAGTCCTATTGAAAATGATGAGATTGTAGATGAAATGTATAAACTTTATCAAAAAGAATCATCATTTATAGCTGCCTTATCTGAAAGCATACAACAACTTCCAGGAGATAAAAAAGAAGATTTCTTCAAAAACCTAGGAATAAATAATATTGGAGATGCTTTTAATCATTTTATGTATGAATGGGAAAAGTATTGTAATATTCCAGAAGATGGGATTTATCAAGGAGTATATCCTATTAAAATATTCAACCTAGCATTACAATTTTGGAAAGGAGGAATAGATGTAGAAACAGCAAAAGATGTTCATCCAGTTAAAGATGTTTGGGCAGATTTTATAGGATTTACTACACAAACACAATTTTTTAATGAACTCAATAGTCAATATGATTTATACAGTATTCCATTTCAAGAACAAGATTTGCAAGAGAATTTCTATTTTATGAGAAAATTTACAATAAATTATCTTCTCTATAAGAAATATGCAAAAGTACTATCGACATACATAGATGGAATGTTTAAAGCTAATAATAAATGGGTGATTGAAGGTGAAGATCATATTCCTATCCGAGAAGCAGATCCAGGAGAACCCGGAGCAGTAGAAAAATGCTTTGTACATTATGAAGTTAATACAAAATCTAGTAAAAGATGGTCTTCAGGATTTCATACTATTATCTCTCATTCAGATCTAAAAGATTGTATTATCCCTCCGTATCATTATGATGAATATGGAAACAGAGTAGATGAAGGATTTGTAGAAACTTATTTTGATATATCATCAGCTGAAGTTAAAGCAGCAGGATTTGCAAGTGAAGATCCAGATTTAATTGATAAATTTCAAAAAGGGGAAGATATTTATATATATAGTGCAAAATTATATTTAGGTGACGATTTTGATAAACTCCAGAAAACTGTTAAGAAAATGTGGAGAAAACGTTTTAAAACTATTTTTCTTGGAGTACTATATGGCCTCGGAAAGAAGAGTTTGGCAGAAAGGTTAAACTGTTCTGAAGAAGAAGCAGAAAATATTATTCAAGGTCTATATAAAAGTTTTCCTAAGTTACGTGAATACGTAGCAATTCAACAACAATATCCCCTTGAAAATTCTGGGTTTGTTAATACTATGTTAGGAGATAAACTAAAAGTTCAGGAATATGAATGGTTATTAAAAGCAACTTCTGAAAGAGAAAAAAAGAATTTAATAGCTAGAATAAAAAGACTTGGTGTAAATCTTCCCATTCAAGGAGGAACTAGTTCGATAATGGCTAGAGGATTTATGAATAATATTCGAGTATCAAAACAACAATCTTGGAAAAATCCTCTTCAACCAATTATTGTAGTTCATGATTCTAATACTAATTATGTTCCAATAAGTAAAGTATTTGAAATAAGAAAATTTTACGATGAGAATTATACAAAATACTGTGCATCATTTGGACCTAGGATCATGTTACTATTTGACTTATTACTTGGAGTATCTTATGAAAAGGCATGTCCAATGAAAACAATAGATGATGATACAATAGAATATGAAGGAAATGCCTATTCATTATTAGGAATTTATGACAAAATAATGAACTGTCCAGATCTAAAAGTTGAATGTAGTATGGAAAGAAGTGAATTAATTCCTAAGTTTGTGGAAAATCCAATAGATCGTTTTATCCAAGAAAAAGGAACTTGTATTGTGAAAGATCTTAGTAAGTATACTATACAATTTAGAAAAGTAAGTTGATTCTCCAAATAAACTTATTATTCTATTATTATACTTAAATAATAAAAAGAGAAGGAAAATAAAATCCTTCTCTTTATTTTTCTCTTACTTTAAACGTTCCTTTAAGTCAAGATGGTGAAGATAATACAGTAGATATAATTTATACTGTAATCAATAATTCTGGAAGGTATTTAAATGGAGTTCAACTAGGTTATAGTATAGGAACAGAAAGAGGAACAATCTTTACTGCATCTACAATAGGTATTAATGAACAAAGAGGTGGTCATGCAATAATTTCCAAAGGTACTGTAATTTGGAATATAGTTAGTACTCCTCAAGTTTCAATAATACCATCTTCTGGATATTATAATAATGGAGATAGTATTGTATTTTCATTAAATCAGATGTAAATCTGTTTAAATAGTAAAACTTTGATTTTCTAATTTTAGAGTTAATTCTCTAGAATAAGTACTCCATGAGTTATTATAATAATATCTAAAACATATATTACTACCAGGTCGAACTATTGTAGTTGTAGTTCTATCATTCGGAATATTACATTCTACTCCTCCTATATTACTATTCCATTCAATTACCGCAACTCCCCCGCTTACAGAGTATCTTCTAGTATAATCTGAATAATTGGGTAAATTAGTATTTACAAAAGGATATATTGATACATTACCAGTAATGGATTGCGATATTCTTACTGTAATACTATAATATTTCACTTCTCCACTCTGACTTAAAGGAACGTTTAAAGTAAAAGAAAAATAAGAGATAGGATTTTATTTCCTATCTCTTTTTCACACTCTCCGAAATAACCTCTTCTAATTCACCTTCTGTAATATAATCCATTAAAGTTTCTTCGAATTCTACATTTATCCAAGCCTGTAACATAGCTGTATTTTCAAAATCTTCATAACTCAGATTTCTTAACTTAACTATCTGATCTACGGCATGTCTTGTTTCGTGATAAAATGTAGTTTTGATATTCTTAACCAAACTTTTATAATCCTTTTTGGCAATAAAAGGTCTATTTCTTCTAGAGTCAATGTTTACTATTACTACTACTTGATCGAATCCTGTTGTTTTATTAATAATTCTATAAGTAGATGTTCCGGATGTTGAACTTATTGTTTCTATAAGTTCTTCTGCTCTTGAATTTTTCTTTACCGGAATTTCCATTTTATGATTCTTTATAAATCTAGTAGTAAACCACCTCGTCATTTCTTTCTATGTTCCAATTCCAAAATTAATTTCTACTTTATAAGAATCATGTCTTAATTTACTTGTTTTCATATTCTTAAAAAATTTAAAACTCCTTAAGCTTTTTATTATTGCTTAAGGAGTATATTGTTTTACATTATTTACTTTATCTCATTAATAAGGCTTTAAGCCCTCTGAAAACGACTATACAAATAAGTATATAGTTCATCAGCTAAATTAAATCTACTTAAGTCAGCTTCTATATTCTCTTGAATCTGAACTAAATAATAGATCAGATCAAGCCGAGTACGAGTTTTCTGAAGTTGAAATCTAAGTATATCTCTAAAAGTGAAGATACTTATATAATCGATCTTAATTCCATATAAATCTTTAAACTTATCAACAGTCATAGTTCCTCTTTTTATTCCAGAGTTATTAATAAAATCAACTACTTCTGGGATATAATAAGAAATTACAAAGTTTGATAAATTATCTATAGGAAGTTTCGAAGTAAATGCTATAAATGTATGAAGAACTAAACCTCTTAGACTTATAGTATTATATATTACCTTATCTTCATAATCCATCTTAACTTACTGTAGTATGTTTTGTTTTTATTACTTTAGTTTTCACTATTTCATTCAAAAGTTTCGGCATTTCCTCTAAGTTATATCCAATATCTATATAAGTATCAAACATATCTTTAACACCGTAAACAGCATCTATACTAATCTGAATTATTCCGAATCCAAGTTTTTCTGCTTCCTTTACTTTTGCGGCAGTATCTTTTATTGCTGAAATTCCTCCATACCCACTTGCACAAGGACTACCATCAGATATCACAAACATAATACAATCTTCTTTTGTGAACTTTCTAACTCTCTTTGCTACTTCTAGAATTGCATCTCCATCTCGATTTTGGGATTTTGCATAACTCTTAGATAATGAAAACTTAGGATTATAATGATTTCCTTCTCGATACACACTCAGATTTATATATCCGACTGAACCAATATCTGCAGTATGTCCATAAATATATAAATCAACTCCCAAACTTTTTCCGAAGGTTTCATTTAGAAGTATTGCAGCCTGTCTTGCTAGGATTTCCTTTTTTCCACCCATAGATCCAGACTCATCAATAAGAACACATATAGTTGATTTATTGGTTCTAACATGTCCCTGTCTTAGGTAAACTTGTGGAACTCCTTGATACGCTTCTGCAAGTTTTGTCGTATCTAAAATTCCAGACCTACAACCTTGGATATTAAAATCATAGTTCTTATCTGTTCCTGTCAATATCTTTTTTAATCTAGGAACATATTTTTGAACTGCTCTCACATCACGTAAATAATCATTCCTATCCCCTTTTGGTTTTTCAAAGAATACCTTATCAGAATCACCACGTTCTACTGTTCCCTCTAAGATTTTCATTGTTAGACTATCCTTTGATGATAATAGCCTAGATACTTTAGACTTATCTATCTTTCTTCCAGAATCTAAGTCAACTCCATACATTATACTAGTTATAGATTCAGTATCATTAATTAAGAATAATATTTTTTTTAATTCCGCCGGATCTATATCAGATAATTTCTTCTCCTTAATTATCTTAAATATACTTTCAGAAACACTACAAATATCTTTAAGATTTTCTGGATATGGAGTTATCTTTTCTTGAACTTCTTTGTATACCTCAGAATACTCCTCAAGAACCTCCTCTTCTATTAATCCAGGAAATCTAAGTATTCCTATTAATGTTTTAAAGAAAAGAATCAACTTCCTCTCCCTCATTATATTAAGTTTTTCCTCTAGAGTCTTGGAATTATAACTTTTTGCACAATCAATAAAATCTTGAAATCCCGGTCGTTCTGTTAGTAATAAATCCTCAACTCTATTATCCTCAAGAAGATTTATGAAAATTTTAATAATCTCTCCTTCTTCAAAAGTATATTTTCCACTTATAAAACTAAGAAAATTCAAATAAACTCTTAAGTAGGTATATCTTAAGTGTGCAGCCTCATGAAGACCAAATCCACAGAAGGCATTTATTTTTGTTTCATTATCTTCGGTGGAGTCAAATATCTTAGAAGGGACTGCTATTCTTCTTTCGGAATTATCTCTCTTCTCTTCTGAAAAATAATCTGAATACGAACTACTTTCATCACTACCCTCATTCAAATTTACTCTAATCAGGAAAGGAAAATCCATTATAGTTATCATATCTTTTACAGAACTATAAGCCTTTTCAATTAACTTAGATAATTGTGCACCCTCTTCCTTTCCAACAGATGAATATGAATAATAACTTTCTCCATACCAAGAGCTTCTATTTATAGTTCTACTAAGCTCTCCAGAATTTCCGACAGATGATTTATAGGACTTTCTAAATATACTCCTACCCCATCTACCATCATCTTCGTCATCATAGTAATCATCATAATCCTTTCTTTTCCACCAAGGATAATATGAGGTTGAAAAATGTTTACTCATAGTCTATTAATAAGATAATATTGTTTTATATACTGTACTTCTTTCTCCTTCCAAATTAGTTCCTTCATAGATTGGAAGATATACCATTTCCATAGCACTTTTCACACTCCAACCATCTGATACTAACTCTGAGATCATTAGTGTTTCTCGAATTGATATAGAAGTTGAGATTTCCTGTTTCTTCGAGAGTGATCTAATATTATTTGCTATCTTCACAATTGATCTAGCTACTTCTTCATCAATCCCCGTTCTATTAACCAAAACATTTACTTCTTCTATATCTGGTATAATATTAAGTTCAAGAGGGAAAAATCGATTAAGAAGTGCTCGGTCTATCATATTAGTTCCAGTATATTCAGAACCTATATTAGCTGTTGCAATAAATGTTACCTCTGGATGAATTTTAATACTTCTAACTCCTTTCCCACAAGCTATTTCAACATTCAATTCCCGTCTATCATCTAAACAAGGAAACAATACATTATTAGCTCCAAGAGAAGAACGATTTAACTCATCTAAGAGAATTACACACGGTTCTTGAATTACTTTAGTGAACTTAGCATAATCAAATATACTTTTTCCATCTTCTAAGCGATGAACTCCAAGTAAATTTGAAATAGGATCAATCATAGAACCCATATCAAACACATGAAGAGGTATACCCATTCTAGAACAAACTTCTTTTACGCAACTTGTCTTTCCAGAACCTGTAGGCCCTATAATCATCGTATTAACATGTTTTTTTATATTTCTTACTAAAATTCTCCAATTATCAGGGGTCATATAAAATCCATCCTTTGTAGAACTTGGAGAAATTAGTGATGCATCTTTAAGAATTGTTTCGAGAATCGTATCTTTCTTTAAGGGATCTACGAAATCAATTCCAGTCAGAGTTTTATATTCTTTTTTAGCTTCTTCATCTTTGTATGTTAATCTTTGAAATCCCTTTTGTGTATAAAATTTTCCACCTGAAGGACTAAGATTAAGAGAAGTTGAGATAAATATTGTACCTTCTGAATAAACTTCTCTTATTTTCTTAGGGCATTGTACATAAAGACTTGTAGATACACTAGAACCATCCTTCAATTTTTGTCCAGGGAGTGCTTTTACTCTTAAATTTCCTTTAACTAATACTGTTTCTAAAAAATAATACTTACTCATAATAATTTTTTCTTATAATAAATTAATATTTCTTTTTATAATGAAATCAAGAACTACACAATAAAAATTCTTGATCATTAATAAGGATTATAGGGTCTTGAATATTTTTCCGAAGACTAAGGAACCTGGATTGAGTAAAAGAATCTATTGAGAAAACCTATAGAGAAGTATAAATAGAAAAAATAAAATAAGGATTGAATAAAGAGATATTAGGATTTTTTAAGAAGGATTGAAAGAAAAGATAGTGGTTCTTAAAAAGTATCTAGTCCTAGCTCTTCCGAGTGTGAACGAGGTAAAGAGCGTTATGGACGATATCTTTTTAAGGTTCACGATAAGTATGAATATAGTATTAGGTTTAAATTTTAATCTATCGTGAACCTCCTATAAGAGACGGCTTTTACGCCTTTCCCTAACGGGAGGCGAAGCCTCTCACTATGTTCGCTCTTATAGAAGAACCACTTTAGTGTCAACTAAAATTTTAAGATAATCCTATATAGTGTAAGTATCTTCTATTACCTATTTAAATTGACGTTTTGCTCTTCTATTAACTTTAAACTCTAATTAATGAAGTTAAGGGTATCCTTAGTCTTCAGTTTTATTTAACCGAACTCTATATTGAGTTTTTAATTTGTAACAATAAAAATATAATTTAAATATGATTAGAGAAAAGATAATAGTACCATCTGGAATCAGATATATTTCAGATTGGAATGAATTTAGATTTAATAATTTTCCAGAAAAGTGTATAATAAATAAACAATTACCTGGATGTGGTTTTACTGAATATTGTATTAGGAGTAATGAGAATATTATACTTTGTAGCCCTAGAAAGATGTTATTAAAAAATAAAAAGGATCAACATAAGTTTGATGTTTATCTTGTAGTAAATGAAATGGATAAAGAATCTAATATAGATAAAGATTTATCTAAAATTGATAAGAATGTAGTAATAGATAATTTAATTAAGGAAGAAGTATCTACTAATTCAGAAATATATAAAAGATTATATCATGAAATAGAAGAATATTGTATATCTAGATCTATTAATGGGTTACCTTGTAAAATATTAGTAACATATGATTCTTATAGAATAGTAAAAGATATTTTAGAGAAATTAGATAGATTTTATACTTTTTATACTATAGTAGATGAATTTCAAAGTATCTTACATGATTCTAGATTTAAAAGTGATACAGAGCTTAAATTCTTAGAGTATCTTAAACAATCTCCTACTGCATACTTTGTATCTGCTACCCCTATGATGGATGAATATCTAGAAATGTTAGATGAATTTAAAGACTTACCTTATTATGAATTAGACTGGTCAGAGGATTTATCTAGAATTATTAAACCAGATTTAGATGTATTTGTAATGAGATCTGTAGGAGAGAAGATGTCTGAAATTATACAAAAATATTTATCTGGGGATTTTGAAGAAATAGTAGTAATGAGAAATGGTATACCTACTAAAGTTATATCAAATGAAGCAGTATTCTATGTAAATAGTGTTAACCATATTACTAGTATAATAAAGAAAAATAATCTTACTCCAGAACAATGTAATATACTATGTTCTAAGACTGATGATAATCTTAAGAAAATCCAAAAACGATTAGGGAAGAAATTCATTATAGGTGAAGTTCCATTGGAAAGAGATCCTCATAAGATGTTTACTTTCTGTACTAGAACTGTATATTTAGGAGCAGATTTCTATTCATTATGTGCTAGAAGTTTTATCTTCAGTGATAGTAATATAGATAGTTTAGCGGTAGATATATCAGAAGATTTACCTCAGATACTAGGTAGACAGAGATTAAAAGAAAATCCATGGAAAAATAGTGCTACTTTCTATTATAGATCTACAGCAAATTATAGAGAAATGAAGGCAGAAGATTTTCAGAAAATAATAGATGATAAAATGAGTATGACTGAAAGTTTATTAAGAGTTTATTCCACTACTTTCATAGAGAATGATAAATATTCCCTTGCTAAAACTTATCAGGAAAATACTCAATCTTATAATTATAAAAGTAATTATGTAGCAGTAAATAAAATAACCACAAAAGATGGAAATATAATTTTAAAACCAGTATATAATAATCTCGTTCTAGTTAATGAAATTAGAGCTTTCAAGATACAACAGATTGATTATAAAGATAGATTTACTGTATTTAGTACTGTACACAATACATTAACTAGAGATGATATAGTAAATCAGGAAGTATCTAAATTTTTAAAAATCTATACTTTTTTAACTACTATATATGACAAATTGAAACTTTTATGTGAATATGGACTATCCAATGATGCAATTCAGATTGTACTTGGACAGATAGCGGATAGTGATGAGATTAAATCTTATTATACTACATTAGGACCACAAAAATTAAAATCATTATCATATAATAGTACTAAAATAAAAAACTATCTTGGAATAGTAACATTTAGTCAAGAACTTCTAGAATCTAGTATATATTCAGAGTTTAAAGTAGGAGATATTTGGTTATTATCTGATATAAAATCTAGATTAGAATGTATTTATAATAATATTAATTATGATAAAATAGCCAAAGCAAATGATCTATTAAATTATTTTGAGATACAGGAAACAATGTTAAGAAAAGAAATTAATGGAGAAAAGAAGCGTGTAAAGGTATATAAAATATTAAAAAAGAAAGAATAATTATGATATACTTAATAGAAACAACATACTACAATAAAAATACGAAAGAGATATTAGATCTTCTCAAAATAGGATATACAGAAGACAGTAATAAAGATAAAAGATTTACTTTATATAAACTTCATAATCCTGGATATAAATTATTATATGAAATTTCAGGATATGATGAGGATATAGAAAAGAGGGTACAATATAAGTTTAGGGATTTGAAGTATAATGAATATGGAAATGAATGGTTTTACTATAGCGATGATATAATAAATTTCTTTAGGGATATAGATAAAGTAGACTTAGATTCTCTTCCAAAGAATCCAGTTAGAGGCAGTAAAGAATTTAAGAAGATTAAGAATGAATGTAGGGAGGTACTGTCCTATTTCTTTAATACCAAGGATACAGAGGAGTATTTAGAGAATATAATATCTAAGGTAAAAGATCAATTATCTAAAGACTATGTAATAGAGTATCTTAGGAAGGATCCTAATGTGGGGAATGAGAGAGTAGATAAGTATTTTGAGGTATTAAGGTGTAGAGAGACTGGTATATATTGTGAGGATGATATGGTAAATCAAGAGGTATCAGAATTTCTTAGAATATATATTAGTTTAAATACAATGAAAGATAAGCTTAAGTTATTATGTGAATATGGATTATCTAGTGATGCAATTGATATAGTTCTTGGACAAATAGCTGATTCTGATGAAATTAAGTCTTATTACACCACTCTAGGTCCAGATAGATTGAGAGCATTAAGTTATAGTAAAACTTTTATTAAAAAAGAATTGAATATAGTAACATTTAGTCAGGATTTACTAGAAAAATCTATGTATTTAGAATTTAAAGAAGGTGATAAGTTATCATTAGTTGATATAAAGACAAAGTTAACAAATATTTATGATTCTATTAGTTATGATAGAAAAGCTAAAGCAACAGATTTAGAGAATTATTTTGAGGTTAAGAAGTGTACGATTAATTTTCCCGATAAGAGGGTTAATGGATTAGAGATTATTAAAAAGAAAGAATAATTAATTAATGAAATATATAAAAATATTCAATTATTTTTCACTTAAAACTCTAATAAATGAATAAAAAATAAATAATTATGGAGAATATAATAAATAGCTTTTTTATTAAGCAGAGCAGGATTACGGAACTTACTTTTGAATTTACAGAGAGATTATGGATTCAGTCAGTTCAATATGAAGTTAGTACGGTAGAGCATATTCCTTACATAGTAACAACAGGAGGACGAAATAAACTTTACAAACTAGAAGAAAATCCGGATGTTACAAAATATGGAGAGGATTTATATCATATTAGAAGTATTATGAAAGATTCTATAACGGCCGAAGATGTAGAGATAAACGTTATGTACCAGATTGATAAAGCAACGAGAAATGTTTTTAAGGTTTCTCACTTATACGTTGCTTTTGAAGATGGTACAAAGAAAATACTCTACAATGAAACGGCCGAAACTTATATGTGTATCTTGAGAACTCTTCAAACTAGATTTCCAGAGTTAGTTTCAGGATTATTTGTTAAGATTGGAAATGATTATAAGTATTTCTTAGATATTGAACTATGAAAGTAATATTATCTAGTCATCTTCCTGGAGTTATTGATATCCTAATTCCGATTGCATTGCCTTTTAGAAATGTAGTAGAATTAGCAGGAGATTTACAGACAACCATGAAATATATAGAAGAGAGGGATTGGTTAGCTCAAGGATATTATCTTAGTTTATCAGATAAGACTTGGAAGTGTTCTGATAGAGATAGAGTACTATTTGTTCAGAATAATAAACTTCCTGATATAGCTTGTAAGAAGATAGGAATTAAACGATTATCAGATCTATTGTATGATAAATTTCTAGATAAACGTGGTCTTGATATTACTACAGTTGATAATCCTATGACTATTGAAAGTCTCTCTAAGAAAGAATATCACATCGGAAAATATAACCTCAAGAATGCAGATATAATGAGAGATTATCGTAGTGATATTTCCAGAGCAGAATTCGAAACTAGATCTATAACTGATAAACTTATTATAACTATAATATTAAAGGTTATAGATAAACATGGAGTAGATAAGTTCTTTGTAGGGTAGAAAAACGATGGGTTTGAAAAGACGTTAAATTCTTATATATGAGAAAATAAATTCTTTAAGATCAAAATTCATACACAAATACAACTATACAAAAACAAAGAAAATAATGAATTTTGATCATTAATTTTTCGCCGTTAAAAATCGAATGGTTTAGAAAACGGTAAAAGCCTTATAAGAGATAAGATAACAAAAATATTAACAAATTATTTTTCTAAAGAACAAGAATTATGGAAAAAGAAGAAACTAAAAAAGAAAAAAAATCTGGTTGGTTTAGTAGAAATAAATACACAATCGGAGGAGTTGCCGTTGGAATGGTAATTGGTGGAATAATAGTTAAATACCACAAACCAATAATATCCACTGGCAAGGGTATAGGAAATGCAGCTATAGGTCTTTTAAAGAGAAAGAAATCAGTTGCAACAACAGTTACCGGTATAGGAGAATCGGATATGATTCCTGAAGTAAAGTCGGAAATAACATCAGCCCCTACAAATGGAGGCAATGGTGGTTACAAGAACGGTGGTTACAGAAGTCTCAACAGCCACCAAAGAGTAAATAATGTTAACTTATAGGAAGGAGAATAAGAAAATGAAAAATTTATTATATTTTGTAGCAGGATTTGGAGCTGGAATAGCAGCAATTAAATTAGAACAGAAATACGGTTACTGTGAAAAATTGATTGGAAATGTCAAAAAGAAGATCACAGGTGACGGTATTGAAGAAGTCAAAGAAATTCCTGCTGAAGAGAAGAACTAAATTTTCCTTCTTTTAAGTTTAGAGTATAGAGGTATTAAGTGCTTCTATACTCTTTTTTCTTTATTTAGGTTATGAAAAACACAATGATGAAAGTAGAAGATGATGAAGAAAAAGAAGTAGAAATAGAACAAAAACATAATTCTTGTTTATTGTTATCTCAGGGGAGGGTTCTGGAGTCCATCCAGTTCCCTTCTTATAAAGAGATATTAAACAAGATAGATGAGTCAGCATCTATAAATAGCATATTAAGCTGACTGCGTTAAATAAAGAATTATAAACTTAAATATTAACAATAAAACTTAAAAGAAAAAATGGACATTAGAAAAAGAGAAAAAATAGCAACGAGAAGTTACTCAGTAGCTAATGTATGTCTCCGTACTATAGGATTAGGTTGTAAAGTTTTAGCTCTTGTATTTGCAATAGGGTGCGGAGCTTCACTTGCAGGAGACTATCAAATAAAGAAGATTAGAAAAATTAATTCAAAAAATAAAAAGATATGATAAATATTGGTTCGTTACTTGGTGTACAGAAAACAAGTACTACATTTTTAAAAGATAATTGCAATGATAGAACAATAACATCTGAATATTTAGATAAAGGTTCTAAACCAATTATAGCAGTTGCAATGTTTTCTTTAGCGGGAATAATGTTATATGGTGTAGGAAAATCATTATTTTCTAAGAACGGATCTATCAGTAAACCTCAAAAAGGGATGGGAAATAATAGACCCCCCAAAAAAGGAGGAATGGTTCGTGGGATTAGCAGTGAACAAAGGGGAATATTATAAAAATAAAAAGAAGAAACAAACTTAAAAGAAAAGAAAAATGAAATATAAAAAACTAATACTAATTGGTTTAGGATTAGCCCTTGGTGGTTATCTGCTAGCCAGAGAAACAAAAAAAGAAATAAAAAAATTAGAAAAACAAAAGAAACAGATCGATGATGCACTAGAAGGTCTTGGAATTTCTTCAGACATATTAAGAGAAAAGTCTAATGAAATTGTCAATTCCTTCGAAAATGATAGTGACGAAGTCGACGAAGAAAATGACGAAAGTGATAACTTAGTACTAGCAATGTATAATGTTATCCAATTCGGCGATAGAAAGGGAAAGATCAATCCGTGGGACCTAGATCTTATTCGCATTCGTAATATAGTAGATGAAGATAGATGGGGTAATAAATCGATAATTAAGCGCGGATTATTGGATTGCGAGAACATCATTCACGTAAGTCAATCTGACACTAGGTTTGGAAAAAGGAAATTAGAATTTATTTTCGAAATTCCAACAACCGCTTATAACAGGAATCTATCTGGTTATCCAAAAATAAATGATTATAAAGATACGCTCAATGAATTAGGAGATACCTTAAATCGAGAATTTATAGGTACGGAGGATGAAAATATTGATCGTTTCTTTATTGGATATTATATACTTTCTTATAAAATAAAGGGAGTAACCTATACGAAGGAAGTAAATGGTGAAACTCGTACTTATGAAAAAGTATTTCAAGCAGCAGTAGAGATTCCGAAAAGAGATTATGAATCTTATAATGTTTTTTGGCCTGATGGAAGACTTAAGTATAGTGGTTTTTCAGAGTTTATGCAGGACTTATTCGATTATACAAATGGACGTAAGAGTTTAAGTAAAAAACTTACAGGTCATATTTTCGAGAATATTGCATTTTTCAGTAAGGAATTAAATGATCTTGGGAAAACTCAAGATGATGTATATGATGTGAAAATAGCATCTACATTCTTAGGATATAAACTAAGATTTCCGATGAAGGATGAAATAGATGATGAACCTGGAGTAGATTTATATACAGCTCTTGATATGCTTCATTATGTAACTATTCCTGAAAACTTGACAATCTACAAGAAAAAGAGTAATTTATATGGAACATACTCAACAGAATATAATCACATAATGTTTCAGGCAAGAGATGTAAATCCAATGTATAAAGATCTTGGATTTGACATCATGCTTTATTATACGGTAGATATAGAAGATGAGGATAAGAAGGACTTTGCAAATCGAAAGATAGATATTGAATCCATGGAATATGAACTTGGAGAAGAAAAGTCCCTGGAAGAAAAAGCCGAAGATGAGAAGAAGAAAAATTAAAACAAAAAATTAAACTAGATAGAATTTTACTCTATCTAGTTTTTTATTTTATAGCTAAGAAAATCAATTATCAAAAGAAATTTCATTTATTTTGCTATCACTTTCTTCTTTTAGTCTTTCCCCTGGATCTTTCAATTCCTCTTTCGTATACTGATTATCTATAAAAGAGAATACATCAAGAGGATATTTTCCAACAGATCCGCTATCTTTATACTCTTTAATAGCATTACTTAAAGAATAAAGCGGATCTTTTTTCTTTTTGTTCCTAATATTTTCAAAAAATTTAGATATAATTTTCCTTAGAGTTCTTACTTCTTTATGAAATCTAAAATCTTGTTTCTTCTCTTGGACTATTATTTCTATGATTTTATTAATAATTACTATAACAGAATCTCCTGCAGTTAACTTTTTATTTCTAAGTCTTTTGAATTCTTTCTTAAGAAATGGTTTATAAAGGTATAATATTCTTCCATAAATTTCTATATCTTCAGGTCGAACAGATTGATCTATCCTTTCAATAGTTAACTTAACAGTATGAATATAGGATTTAGTAATACCTATATACCGATGTTCATTTTCTAGAAATTGTGTTAACTCAATAAATAAAAATCCAGTTATATCAAGTAATCCCTCTAAATACATATCCTCAGGAACTTGGATATTCTCAGCTATTCTTTTTTCAATATCTTTCATATTAATATAATTTTAGTTTTACATAATTAAGATTTAGGACCTTTTATAGTAGCAAAATCCTTATTAATGTAGTAATGTAAAAAATAAAACGATTATGGCATTAACTAGAAGTCAGAGAGAAATAATAATTAATGAAGTAAAAAAATTGTATATTAAAGAGTTTGATGAAAGTAAAAAACTACGTAATGAATTAGTAGATTTTATTTTTGATGCGATCTTAGAATGTTTAACTCCAGAAGAAAAAGAGTTTACATTGAAGTATCAAGATTATCTAAGTAATATTCAATTATTTGATTTTACAGGTGATGGAGTATTGGGAAAAGAGTTTCCTGATGAAGGTATAAAATGTTTAAGTTGGGGAGATAATCTTTATTATTATTCTAAAGGAATAAGAATTGAAAAACAAATAGACGGGAATTTAATACATGCTCCTAATCTATTTAAAGGTAGTAGTGAATGGAGTAGTTTTAAACACCTAAATCCTAAATTATATAAAGAAGCTTTAAATAAACTTAGAGAATATGTAATAGTCTCTAAAAGAGCATGTGATAAATTATTTGAATTGGAAGAAACCTTAGAAAATAAAAACTTAACTCTAACTGCTTTAAAAACTAATTTTATAGAACTTTATAATATATTAAAATCATGATTCTAGATAAAGATAAAAGTAAATTAATTTCGAGAGATATCTTATTATCAACCTATAAAGAACTTTTAGATAACTCAGATCTTAAGAAAAAATTAAAAAAATTAGAAAAACTGATTAGAGAATTAACAATTGAACTTTATAGAAAGTATGTATTTTCTGAAGAGTTATTACATTTATTTGATAAGTCCCAGAGAATCGCAAAAACTATGAAAGTTGTTGATATAAATTTTGAAGTTCTAGGATTATGTGATTCTCCTCATGGTTATTATCCTAATAAGATACTAACATTGGATTCTGAAACACCTATCGGATATGCTGTAAATATAGGTAGGTGGGTAAATGTAGAAGATACTTTTGGAATAGGAGGTTTGCCTGATTGTGGTGATGGTACTTATAAATTAATGAATGTTATAGATAAGTTTACACCAGAAGAAGTAGATGTTCTTAAAAATGCTTATATAGATCTCTTTAAAACAACTTATGCAATAAGAAATTTTAAAGGTGGACAGGATAAATACCTTCCGGAAGGTATAAAAACTTATGGACAACTACATGATTATGATATAGAAATCTTTGAAATAGCTTATAATAAATTTATACAACAAAGAGATGAATTAAAAGCAAAAAATGATGAATCTCGCTTAGATAAAAATGATATTCCTGGAAGTTTACAACGACTTAAGAGAATACTTGAACTCTAAGAAGAAAATAAAAAAGAGAGAAACCTATTAAGGCCTCTCTTTATTTTTTTTTTAATCTAGACTATTAACACTAAGTATAATTCTAGTAACTGCCTCATCATCCACATCTCTATCAATTCTTGGATAATGAATTACTTCTACTACAAAAAAGTACATAGTCCCTGTGTTTTTGTCTAATGACATGGATATAATATCAGCATATTCTTCTGCATTTTCCACATCATTTGTCATATTTTCTCTTACATACTCTGCAATGTTTCTGCTGAGTACTACCTTATCCCCTTTTCTTGGGATGTTTTCAAATTCTAGGGTGATGTGGATAAAACATTCTCCACTAATTCCCATAAATGAACAGTCTATTCTTTTCATAATTTCTTGTTTTTCTCAATAATAAGGCTTTGAAGGTAAAACTCTTATAGATGTAATAAAAATTAAAGAATATGAATGAAAACTATGTATTAGTAAGATGGCCAGAATCACAAGAATTTATGGAATGTGATTGGTTTAGAGATGAAGCAATTTTAGCTTTGGGACATGAAGATCAGACTGGAAGTAGTGCATATTTTATTCCAGAATCTAGAATCTTAACTAAAGAGTATGTTCAACAAAGAGTAGCAGAACTTTGTAGAGATTATGAAGTTACACCAGAAGAAGAGGATTATTCTAGTAAACAATGGTGTGATGAGGCTTTCCCATATGAAGGTGGAATGTCTTTAAAAGAATTAATTGTAGAAATTGCTCTATTAGTAAGAAAAAGATCAACTCTTCAAGACGATAAAAAATACGACGGAGAGATGTAAAAAAAAATTGAGAGGAACCTATTTGAATGGTATCCTCTCTTTATTTTTATCCTACTTTTCCAGTTCTAAATGCTCTGGACTTTAAAATTTTACAACCTTTCTCTCCATGATAAACAATTAAATCGAATTTATCAAGATCCGGTCCAGTAAAATTTGTATGACTCAGGTTCATCATAGACAAAGTTACTTCACCTGTCTTACAATGTAGGTCATCATCTCCTAAAATTAATGTGTTAAGTACAAATTTATTCATTTCCTGATTCTGATATTAGTAAATCTAGATTTTCTCTAATTGTTTTTTCTGGATGTGAACCTACTAATCGATTCTGAAGTACTCCATCTTTAAAGAATAGTAGTGTTGGAATGTTTCTTATACAAAATTCTGATGTAAGTTCTGCACATTCATCAACATCACATCCATAAATATTAACTTTTCCTTCATATTCGGTTGCTAATTTTTCAACAATTGGTTTAATTACTTGGCAACCACCACACCATTCAGCAGAATAATCTACCATTACAAGTCCTTCATTAATCAGGTTTCTTTCACTGTCTTTTAATTCTTTCATAATTCTAATTTATATAATAAATCTAATTGTATTCTAGTCAATACAAATACTTTTGTTTCATTTTCTACCTCTCTACATATTAAGTCTTTTTTTGAACCTAACCTAATAAGAGGAGATGTACCTGTAGAGTCTATAATCTCTACTCCACCTGTACTAGTATCATGAGTTTCTAAAGTTACATTTCCAAGACCATCTATAAACGTAACTTTGCTCTTATCTGAAATCCAATCAGGTACAGATCCAACTCCATACTCCCAAACTTCTATGTATTCTGGATAAGCTGAGTTTCTTCCTGATTGTTTATATCTTTTAGTCATAATTTTCCAATATCTAAATCCTCTATATTATAATCTAAACAATCTATTCCATTTTTCTTAACTAATCCAGCAAAAAGATATCTAGGATCCGGATCAGTAAAAGTATCAATAAATTCTTTATCTACTTTTTCCAAGAATATTCCGATTGTTGTGTTTCTGAAATAAAGTACTGAAGAGTTAGATCCCCAAGTACAATATCTACAATCTATATAATCGGCAGGATCAGGAACATCTACTCTAGTCCATGGAAAAATAACAGACTTCAGAATATGTCTATGATAAAAATATAAACATTCATCAAAAATACATTTCCATTTCTTCTTTCTTTTTTCTTCAGACGGTGTATAGTAGAAGTTATATAGTTCTGTTGATGATAATCTACGAATCTTAAACACTGGCTTAATAATTCTAGACTGATTTATTTTTTCTAGGTTTTCAAAAAGTTTAGGTGTAGATTCTTGTAAATCCTGACATCTAGATATTGTTATTCCGATGTGCTTCCCAAATATTTCTTTATCATATTGTAGAGCCTTAAAAATAGTTCTCGGTAAATTTCCAGAACTATCTATAAAAGCACAAGCCTGATAAAGAGTTGTTATCTTTTCTTTACTAATCTTAGAATTGTCGAAATGGGAATCAGAGAATATGAATACTATATCACTAATCTCAGAAAGTTTACATAATCCAGTATGTATATTATCTGGAAGAGGATAGTAATCATAATCCATTAATATAATTGATATCATAAGATGACGTGGCTGATTAACTACGTACATCTCTTCTTTTGTTGGTTTCTTAATCATAAAATACTTGTCTAACTTTTTCCCAATCTACATAAGGTCTATCACTAAAATCTGGATTATATATAAGAGGACATCCAAGAGCAGCATCATCTATATAAAGATCTGCATGTACTTTTGGAGAACTAGTCCATCTTCTTTGTCCAGGATCTTGATTAACTCCATACAAAGGGATATCATTCTCTTTAAACCATTCAACTGCATCTTCAAGTTCTTTCCCTGATCTCATAGTGTTAAGGATTAACTTATGACCTTTTTCTACTAGCTCTTTAAGAACAGGTACTGCACCAATATCCTTTCCGATTTTAGGATATTCATGAGTAACACAGGTTCCGTCAAAATCAATTCCAATTTTCATAACTTTTCTATTGTTTGTTCTTCAGTATTTAATATAAAACATTCTCTACAATCCAGACATGCAAATGTTTCTTTTATTCCTGGTGATGGTCCAAAAAATTCTTTAGCCAATTGAGTATGACCAAAAATCTGAAATACTCCTGAGAATGTATTATCAAATTCTCTTACATCCGACCATACACAAGATCCATATTTTCCATACCCTCCTCTAATACCAGAAACACACCATAAATAATCATATGCTAAAGATTGATTACCTAAGAGTTCATCTAAATTTTCACACTTACATAACTCTTTCATCCAATCTTCTACAACACCTGCATGAGAAAATAAATATCTATCTTCTTTATATAATAATTGAAATAGTTCTTTATTTTCTTCAAATATTTTTTTAATCTCAGGAGCATTTCTATCATCGTATCTACTACAAGGAAATATATTTTCTGATAAATCCATATAGTTAAGATCGTGATTCCCTATTAAAAGAATAACCTTTTCTGGGAATTTCTTCTTAAGATCTATTATTTCTTTCAATTCCTCTATAGCTTCTCTCGAAGAAATTCTTTCAAATGGATATGGGTCTAAATAATCTCCTAAGAATACAATTCGATCTACTTCATTAATCTTTTCTTTTGCTAACTTCCAGAATGTCCTACCATGAACATCTGGAACAATTATTATTTTACTCATCTCAATTAATTATTTTATTATTCAATAATAAGGAAAGAAGGTCTGTAAAAGAGTAAAATAAAGACCCTAAGGATTTTCTCCCTAAGGTCTTTTTATTATCTATTAGAGACATTTAGAATATCCACAATCAAGACATTTTATACAACCACCATCTCTAATTAGTTTTCCACCACAATCAGGGCATACTTCACCCTTTACTTCTTTTGTTTCAATATATTTACTTAAAACTCTACACATTGCAGAAGAAAAACTCGAAATATTATCATTTACTTTTTTAGCTGTTTTTATAATATATTCAATATCTACTCCATGACGAAGCAACATTGATGTATATAGTGTAGCAGCTTTCTCTTCAATATCTGTGGTTAAAACTTTGAGATCTGGAATTGTAACCTTATCAGATTCAAAAGAATATTTCATTTTTTTAATCTTAGTTATCTTTCCTTTGTGATTTGGAAAATTAACAGCCATTTCAGTAGGTCTAAATACAAAGATTTCGTAAGGTCTTGTTTCAATTAGACCAACTACAATAATAAACTGTTCACCCTTAACTTTAACTTGGTAATAGTCAGCTTCTAATTCTTTTGGGCGTTTAGGAGCTTTTCTAGTTTCAATAGTAGTAGGCCTTTCTTCTTTCTTACTCAAACCTGTTAATACACCTTCTCTACATCCATCTCTATAGATGGTTATTCCTTTCAATCCCTCTTTCCAAGATTCGATGTAGATATTTGCGATTTCTTCTTCTGTAGTTTTATTATCTAAATTTACAGTACTAGAAATACTATGTGTAATATACTTCTGAACTATTCCCTGAAGTTTGACTCTTTGATGCCAATCAATCTCAGGTGCTGTGGAACCATAATACGGACTTTCTTTAAATGCTTCTTCCCATTCTTTAATTGTCCATTCATCATTTAATTCTTTTTCTGTTTTTCCATACTTCATAGAAGCCCATTCCATAAGTCCTGGATGAACAACTACAAATAATGTATATTTTTCTCCCTTAATATCGGTATAATCTACTCTATCTCCAGGAGACATACATTTTCTTTTTCTTTGGTAATATGGCATAAAAATTGGTTCAATACCAGAAGAGCATCTAGCCATTAAACTAACTGTTCCTGTAGGAGCAACTGTTGAAAATGATAAATTACGTCTTCCATATTTACTCATCCTATTTGCTCTCTCTGGATAATTAATACGAATAAATTCATACCAATCATTATTGCCTTCTTTTGCAGTGTCATTTTCTCTTAAATGCCAATCTCTATAACCATCATAAATAGGGAATGTTCCTCTCTCAATTGCCATATCTATATCTGAATCAAGTTCCCCTAAGAAAATAATTTTCATAATTTGATCTACCATTTTTAAACCTTCATCAGAATCATATTTTAACCCTAACATAGCAATAGCATCAGCAAGAGAAGTGAATCCCAAACCTGCACGACGTCCTTGAATTGCAGTATTATTTATCTTATTCCACAATTCATATTCTAATTTATTTTCTTCATCTTTAACTACATCAATTATTTTAGAAACTGCTTCAATTTCTAGCTCAACTAAATCATCCGCTAGTCTCATTGCTTCATATGCAGTTTCATAAAGTAATTCTTCGTTTAGATGTGCTTTTTCTGTAAATGGTTCCTCAATAAAACTTTTCAAATTCAAATGAATAAGACGACAGCTATCATAAGGTCCCATAGGAATTTCACCGCAAGGATTAGTCGACACCATTTTAAAATTTGGATAAACTCCATCTGGTGAATAATTATGCATAGTACTTTCGAACATAATGCCCAAATATGTTTTCTTATATTATTTATATAAGTTCAGACTATATCTTCATTATTAAATTAATGTCATAATACATAGTCGTTGAAAATTATTTATAAGTTATAATCTTATACCCTTTATATTTTCCGGTTTTTATAATCCCTTCATTATTTCGAATATAACTAAATATACTAGACTTTTTTAATCCAATATAATTAATAAAATCCTGAAATCCTTTAGATCTATATACCATATTCCCTGATACATCTATCAATTCATATGTGTGACATTGTTTTTTAGGATCGAATAATCCAATATTAATAGCATGGATATTATTTTCCTTTCCAGTCACCCATTCAAGATTTTTAACATTATTATTTGATTTATTTCCATCTATATGATTAACGAAAGGTTTATTATCTGGATTCTGAATAAATGCCTCTGCTACTAACCTATGAACTCTTTTAGTAATCTTTATATTATTTACTTGAAGAGAAACATAAACATATCCATTCTTTTTATAATTCAGTTTTAAGTATTTCTTTCTTATTTTCGAATATACTTTTCCGTCATCACTGACACTATAATAATTTTCAAAACCTTTAATATCTCTTAACATATATTTTATAACTTATTATAATTCTGCTAGTTTTATACTAAATAGTTCTAGCAATTGCTTACGATTTTAAATATAATTTATATCTAAACTATATTAACCCCGTCGAGGTTCTGCCGTGTTCCAAGCACAGTGCATAAGGAGTTTCCAGAGTTTCATTGCATTTACTTTTTTTACATAAACTCTGGGATAATTTGGATCTTTTATTTCTACTAATTCTCCAATATTATAATCATCAAGATTAAGATCTTTTGTATCATAAGTTATTGGAAAGCGGAGTAAGTAATCTTTTTCACTCTCCATAGCTTTCATAAATTCATCAGTTACTTTTACACTAATATTAGCCCCTGTAACTTTTGTAAGATCTTGTTTCTTTGTAATAAATTCTTCAATATCTGGATGATTGATATTCATTGATAGCATAAGTGCTCCTCTACGACCATTTTGTGCTACTTCATTTGTAACATCTGAACATACATCCATAAAACTTGCTGCACCTGTTGAACTCCTAGCAGCATTTTTAACACTAGCTCCTTTAGGTCTAAGCTCTGATAAGTCATATCCTACTCCGCCACGTCTTTTCATAAGTTGCGCTTGTTCAGCTCTAGTACTCATGATATCTGCATAGGAATCACTTGGTGAACCTATAACAAAACAATTACTAAGACTAACTAATCCATCCGTTCCAGCACCAGACATTACAGAGCCTCCAGGAATTATATATTTATAATTTCGAAATAATTCCATGATTTTATCTTCTGTCAATGGCTCTCTAGAATACCCATACGTAGATAATTTTAAACTTGAATCAGAGTCTTTTTTCCAATCAAATTTCTCTTCTATCCTGGCAAATTCACGAGCTAGTCGTTTATGAGTATCTTCTGGTGTTTCTTCTCCTATTGCTGCATATTTGTTTTTCCATGTTGACGCAGCTAATTCATCTCCATTGAAGTAATTTAATACTTTATTTTCCATTTGTTATATTGTTTTTTGTTATTATTAAAATTTATTAGGATCAAATTCAAATCCCAAGTCATTTACATATTTTTCTGCATCTTTAATATTAATAACTTCATCAATTTTATTATACTTTTGTGTAAATTCAACATATGCATCTTGATGTTCCATATATTCTTGAACCCCTCCTGGAAATTCTTTTGCTCGGGTAGGTTCTCTAAGAATAACATCTCTAACAAAATCAAAATCTTTCTGAACTAATAATATTCTCCTTGGTGTATAGTACGAATTTTGCTCACATAAGATATCTTCTTCATGAACTACATCCTTAATCCATTTCGAATTTTCACCGATTTCTCTATTATTCTTGTAGTAATAATAAAGCATATCGGATACTCCCCTTTCTACTAAGAGGTTATTCACTCCAGGAGGCCAGTTATTTTTTATAGCATTCCTCAAGTTACAAAGATGAAGAATAGCATAATTTCGATCATCTTGCTGTGTTCCTAAGATATTTTCCCAACGTTTCCAAGGTTTAATATCAGACCACATAACATTATACAGTCCAGGGCATCTTGTTAATATTGATTCTATGGTTGTTGCTTTAAATGTACCAGAACATCCATAATACATAGTTATAAATCTAAACATAACGTAAATTTTCTTAAAAAATCTTTCTTTTCTCTTACAAATATTTTTCTTTCACTCTCAGGAACTTCTACATAACCTTCAGGAGTACAGTGTTTATACTCTTGATAGATAATACAGTTTTCCCATTCTCTTGTTTCTGGATTTTTCATTATCGCATTTTCTTGAAGTACTATATAATGATTCTTAGTACCTTCATATTCTACTATTTTTTCCATATTTACTATTTGTTTTAGAAATAAATTGGGAACCCACACAACACGAATCCCCTTTGCATAAATAAGGAAGTCACGGGTCGAGAGATCACTTTTCATCGATTTGGAGGAAAGATAAAAAAGAGACTGGATTTTCTCCAATCTCTTAATGTATAGTATATATTAACTTTCATATTTAAGAATATAATAACCTCTTATAGATTTCGCGCCGTACAATTTAGCTCCCGATCTGGATAGCTTTTGTGTTACGTGAAAATATGTGCTACCTCCTCCCGAACTAACTCTTACTTTCTTAGGTTGATTCGGCGCGGGAGTCACAAGGTCTTTTTTCTGATACCCTGGCGCTACTACATTCCAAGGTCCATTCTTAAATACATTATAGTAACCTTTATTATGATTTTCATTTTTGAATTCATAGACACCTGGAACTGGTACATTTAGTTCAGTTCTCTTGCCTTTCATCATATTCCCAACAAATTTACTGTCTGGGAGTGAATTATAAGCTTTATCTCTTCTTCGGTATATTGCATATCCTGCTGCAACACCAAGAGATAATACTGTTATGATTTTTAATCCAAAAATCAATCTATCTTTTGTTTTCTTTTTCATTCATTTATTATTTATTATCATTTATAAGGCTTTCAGGGTTCTCTTTTTCCTTCTCTTCGAGATATTCTATAACTCTCCAAAGAACATAATAAGTCAATACTGCTAAAGAAAATACTATTAAGATAGCAAGAGTAATCTTTATATTTTTTATTTCACTATTTAATGAAAAGAAAGCAACTAAATCAACTGGAATTAAATAAAATAATATTGTTGCTTTTATTTCTTCTCTTACGATTTCTCTAATTTTCTTTTTCATAATTTTCTATTTAAATTTTAGTTTTACATAAATAAGGTTGTCAATCCCTTATATTTGCAATGAAAATTTAATTTTATATATTATGGTAAATAGCGAAAATTTTATTATTCCAAAGAAAATTAACGTCGGATATCAAGAGAGATCTGACTGTTATACTAAAAAACTTGGATTCATTACTTACACAGACTCTTCGACAGGGATTTTGAAAAAAGAAAAATCTTGGAATTCTTGGAGAGATCATAAAATCAAAGATGATGAATTTGAGAATGTTCCGATGGAAGGTTTTATAGTGAATCGTTCTGTTGGTGGTGGAAAAGTAGGTTGGAATTATAGACAAGCTTATTGTAGAATTTGGGATCCAAGGGGGTTTGAGATTGAAATAGGAATTGATAATTTCTTATGGATATTAGATTATTGTGATAGCTTGGCTGGAAAGAAAATAATCGGAAAATGTGTTTATTCTTGGATAGGGACAGAATTAGTTCTCCTTCCGATTAATACAGAAGAATATAGAATTTCTTCTGAGATAATGAAGAAACGAGAAGTAATAACAAAAGATCTTAAACCCGCCGAACTTAAACCTGGATCTTTATACAAACTTAAAAAACTACCTTGGAAATATTCAGGAATTTCTAAAAACTATGAAGAAAGGAAAGCAATATTTATTGGAGAAGCTAAGTTTGGAAAAGAACTAGGGAAGAAATATGAAACTAAACTTTTATTTTATGATCCAGGGAGTATAGAAAAAGAGGATTTTGTATTCACTGAAAGTATTAAAAGTGTAGAATTCGAAGTTTGTCCTAGGGTATTATCAGATGGAGAGATTAAAGAAATCATGGATCGTTTTGAAATGACAGCTTATTCTTGGAAATTCTGGAATAGCCCTATAGGATTTATTGAAGAATTTTATCGTCAAGATTCAGCCTTAGAGAGTCGATTAAAGAATGATCATGAAGCTGCTGAGAAGAAATGTCATGTTTATATAGATGATCTTGGAAAAACTATTAATTTCTATAAATCATATATTCAATACTACAATGATAATTCAGGATATACCTATAGTAGTTATATCAGGACAGAGAATATTTCAGACAAATATTTATCTTATAAGTTTGATTTTTCTGGTGGTAATATAAAAGTTTCTGAAAAAATTTTAGACTTGGGAAAAATCTTTAATGAATATTGGAATTATTATGGATTTAGAACAGTTCCATTGAATAAAACAGTATATCCAGAAGCTACAGAAGAAGATTGGATTAATTTAGGTGAGAATTTAAAAAATTCGGAAGAAATTCCTAAGACTTATATATTTTATAAGACAATATCTGGATATTATTCAGAATCCCTTCAAAAAGTTCTTTCTCAAGAAGCAATAACCTCTGGAAAGTCCTTAGTTAGATCAGATCTTATTATTTATCTTCCTATTAAAAAATGAAAAAACCAAAACTATATTGTTACAGTCATACAGAATTTGATATGATGTGCAGTTCTTGTGGGTGGAATGATGATAATCTTCCGGGTAATAGTTGTTTTATATCTATCATTGGGACTCCTGAATGTCAAAAATATTATTTAGAAGAGGATGAATTACATTGGTTTAAGAAAGATAATCCCTCGGTTGTATTAAATCTAGAGTTTGATGATATACCTTCTCAAGAAATAGAATGGAAAGGTCATAAATTTTTAGGAATAACTCAAGAACAGGCAGCCGAAGTAGTAGATTTTATAGAGTCGAATCTAGGAAAAGACATATATGTTCATTGTAAAGCTGGAAAATCAAGATCTCAGGGAGTAGTTAGATTTATTCTTGATATGTACCCTGAGATTTATGATGAATCTTGTACTCGGCCGGAAAATAAATGTGTCTCCCCTAATATATATGTAGTTGGAGAACTTAAACGGGCTTATTATAAAAAACATGAATTATATGAAACAGATAATTAAAAACGTTAGAGATTGTTATAACCATATCCCCTATACTTGGAAACATTGGATTGCATTTATGAAAACAGAGAAAAAACTTCTTGGATATCATTCACACTGGTTTCATGATTGGGATAAATTGATACTATTTATATTCTTTCCATTCCTAGGCGAAAGAATTATAAATCAATTTCATCAGAGGATAAATAAACACCATCCTACATATACTACCGGAAAGGATTGGATAAAACAATTAAAATCTCCAAGAGAAATAGATTGGGTAGAAGCTGTAATTGATTGGGAATGTGCAAGAATAACAAAACCTGACAAACCACTCAATGCTAGACAAACTCTCGAGAAATATTATCCACAGTATAAAGAATTCGTTGAACCAATCTTAAAAGAACTTGATTTATGATAGCGTTTTATATTGGAATTATAGTATTAATAATATTATACTATATAATAAAACCTGATATTGATGCAAAAGGTTTTATAATAGGAACTTCTCAGTATACCCCAGAGAGAATAATAAAAATAGAAAAAATATTTCTCTCTGATCCAGGTACTAGAAAAACAGAGAGAAATTGGGATAGAAGTATTATTTTAGTAAAACCGATAGATGATAGTAAAGAAGGTAAATGGAAGAAAGATGATATTCTAATCTTCAGAAAATATATCGGACAGTCGATAAAAAAGAAATACATTATCCTACAAAATCGAAGAAAAGAAAAGAGAATAGCTTATTGTACAGCGGAATCCCCTGGTTTTCCTCCGATTTTTGATGGCTCAGAGACTTTAATAGAATACGAAATTATTGGAGTTTTAGAGTCATTCTATACATCCCAAAAGCCTTATAATTGAAGAAAAATATAGTTTTTTATAAACGGTGTTAATTTTTATGAAAACCTACTTGTTCGTGATGAATGGGTAGGTTTATTTTTCTTCTAAAAAAAGAATAATAAAAAAGGAGCGTAAAAGCTCCTTTAATTTTTTTTTAAAACTTATTTAATATTTTTTCATACCAATTCTTATCTTCTTCAAGTTTAGATGATACATACTTATCAGTTAGTTTATTTCCGTACTTAATAACAAAATCTCTAAACTCATCAGAATTCATAGATCCATTTTCTCCAAGATATAATGCAACTACTTTTAGTAATTTTCTCTCCTCTTTAAGAATATTCACTACATCTTGTCTAAGCTCTGAAAATCTAAGAGCTACCATATCTCTTAGGTATCCACTGCTAGCTTTATAAGGATGTTTGACAAATAAACCTTCATTATCTAAAAATCCAGAAGGTATACCACTCGAATTTTCTTCTGTTAGATGATTTGTATATGAGTAAGGTTCAAAATACCCACATCTGTAAGCCATCTCAGAGAAAAAATCCCATGCGTTTTCAATATCACTTCCAGAACCCATTAAACACTTTTCTGGATATTTTCCATAAACTAACTTCTCAGCTTCATAACCAGCAAGACATATTCTAACATCTGAATCAACATCTTCTCGACTATCAATTTCTCCTTCTTTTTTTGGATCATAAGTATTACAAAATCCTCCATCTCCTGTAGAAACAGAAACTATATTAACAGGATAAATTCCAGTTTCATACAAAGCTACTATCGCATGTCCAGCTTCATGTACAGAATTTATAAATCTTGTTAACCTTCTCTCCGGATTTCTTAATTCCCCAAGTTGTAAAGGAATTTCTATATCTACTACTTTTTCTGGTTTGCCGAAGATAATACTTAGTGACGTTTTATCTATTTTTAATTTCTTTTCTGTGAGATCTGTTTCTCTAGTAAGAGTTATCGTCACTTCTTTGTCTTCGGCAGTACGATTGATTAGAATATCACTTAGAAGAGGAGTTAATAAAGTTCCGATAGTAGTATAAATAGGTCTTACACCTTGTACAGGAAACACCCCCTCTGAATACATAAGATCAACTATATTTTCAGCATAATTAATCTTTATTCCTTCAGTTTCTAAAAATTTATCTGCTATTCTAGATAATTCTTTTTTAATAATCTTAATAAAATGTTCTTTCTTTAATGTTGGATATTTTATTAAATTATTTCCAAGTCTAGCTATTTGTTCTGCTCTGAATCTTTGTTTGAGAGCCTCTTTAATATCTGAAATTGATACTTTACTTGTTTTATCATAGAAAGTATCTGCATCCATATCAGGATCTAAATCGGATTCTACTTTAAAGGCTTCATCTAAGTTTCCAAGAATAAATACTAATGATCTTGAACAATCTAATTCTTTTGGTTTAGTAATTATTCTAGCTGCATCCTCTAGAATTTTACTATATTCAATTAAAGTAGTAACATTGTTCAACTCAATTATCATTTCAAATCCAAGTCTAGCTTTAAAAGAATTTAATCTTTTTACCATAGTTCGTAGATTATCTTCTCCAATTAAGCTAAGTGGTTTAAAAATATCATCTTCTTCATCTTCTCTATCACTACTTCTTACTTTCGGAGCATAAGAATTTTTTTCACCTCCTAGAAGACTACTAACATCTCTTCCATAGTAAAATAATCCTAAATTCTCAAGAACTATCTTAACTTCTTCACGGTCCAGTACTTTCCCATTATCTACGTGTATATCAGGATATTCTTTTGCAAATTCAGAAAAATCTTCTACGAAGTTACTAAAACGAGAAATATCATATCTATATTCAGAAACACTAACCTTTCCACTATCAATAATAGTCCAGATAGGTCGAAGAGGTGATTTAAGAAGTTCATGACCGTTCTCATCTAAAGTTCTTGCATACTGAAATTCATCAAATACAAATACTGCATTTCCGAACTTTTCATACCCTGAAGAGATCGAATCGCAGTCGTCATCACAATCAAAAACTTCTTCAATTTTATCTGCAATACTTCCTGAAGATGATTCATTTGCTTCAAGTCCACAATCAAAGAATACTGTTTTCCCCGATAATCCTAAGAGAGATGTTAATCGTCTAACTACACTTGTTTTTCCAGTTCCAGTTAATCCCCACAATGAAATAACAACTGGTCTCTCTATTATTTCTGGAGTTATGTACCAAGGAATTATAGACTTTTTTATACTATCTATAATATCATCTAATCCTACAAACTCTGATTTCAATATTGCTACAGCTTCATCTAATTTCTCTTGACGAAGCTCTTTTGTTTTAGGAATTGTCAGATTTTCTAAATTCTTTTTCATATTCTAAGTTTTATATAATTTACATGTATAAGGATTAGAGGTTGAAAGAGGAGAAAAATAAAGAAAGGGATTATATTTCCCTTTCTATAGTTGCTTATTAGTATTCAGGTATTACTTTAACTCCTTTTCTATTACTAATATTAGGAGTGGTAATATTATAGAACATTGTGCTTCTGTTCATCTTTTTGTAATACCTGCCCCAGTATCCATATTCTCTTATTAATATTTCCATTTCTCTTCTATTCTTTGGAGCTTTAGATAACCAATTATAATTTACTATATTAGTTATCAATCTCCAAGCAAAGGATTGGAAAAATTCATCTGGCTTTTTAATATCTGGGTCTTTTAAACAATCATCCAGAATATCTACAATAATTTCCTTAATAGGCTCAACATCATTCACGATTTTTGTTCTACTTGAATCCAAAGATAACTGGGATCTTTTTTCTTCTCCTTTCCTTTCATTTTCCTTACCAGTTTTCTCACTAGATTTCAAGGACTCACTTGGACAGATTCCTATTATCCACCCAAGGACTTCTGTTAAACTCTTAAGTCTCATAGTTCAAATCCTTTTTAAGTAGTTAAACAATTTATATATAGAATATAGATATACTATAATAATTGCTGATAATCTTGATAAAATTTCTATATTATTAAATTCAGGTACATATTTTATAAATAATGCCAATCCAATAAAACTTCCTAAGATTGGTGATATATACTTACAAAATAATAATCCTGTATTGAATAATTTAACTACCCAAAGAAAATTTTCATTCTTTATTCCCCATAGTTTTCCTAGATTAAACATCACATCTTGACCATACTTATAAGTCCAGAGCATTTTTTCTATTCCTAATAAAAATGCTCCAATAAAACAAGATACCATGTATATTCCTAGGTGTGTCATATTTCCTGGGGAGGTAACTTTGAACACGTAAATTAAGTAGATACATAAAAAGTAATAAGCAATACTTCTTATACTAAATGTTAATTCAAATTTTTCATTTAATTTATTTTTCTTTGTCATAATTCTTTTGTTATTGTCTTAAGGTTTTTCTGACACTATAGATAATAAATCATAGTGGCACCCTACTCCGAGAGAAAGCATAACATATAGGAACGCTCATCTCTCATTGCTACATTTAGTTTCACAACTTTAGTGCTAGTTGTCTTCTACACCGCGAAGAGGTAGTAGTTTCGTAGAAGAAAAATACTAGGGATATATAAAATCAAACTCTAAATTA